ACATTCTTAATCGTAAAATGATTAGATACGAGGATGAAAGTCCTGTAGAAGATGAAACCAAGACCAATAACAAATTGGCCCACGGAATTATGCATACATTAGTTGATGATAAGGTCAATTACCTTCTAGTTAAGCCTTATACTTTAAATTGCAAGGATAAAAAGTACTTAGAAACAGTAAAGGATACTCTAGGGAAAAGGTTCCAAAAAAAACTCAATCAATTAGGCACTGAAGCAAGTAACAAAGGGATTGCATGGCTACATCCTTATATAAGTTCTAGCGGTGAGTTAAAGACTATGAGGATACCATCAGAGCAAGGTATACCTATTTGGGTAGATAATGACCATGAGGAATTAGAAGGATTTATTAGGTATTATAATGTTGAAACTTATGAAGGTAAGACTAAGAAATACATAACTAAAATAGAGTATTGGACCCCTACAAATGTAGAGTATTATGTTAAAGATAGTGATGGTAATGTAATTCTTGATGCAGAAATGTATCTCAATGAGGCCAACTCCTATGATGGTCATTTTAAAGTTAATAATGAGGCTAGTAGCTGGAACAAAGTGCCTTTTATTCCTTTCAAAAATAATGACTTTGAACTTCCGGACCTGCAATTTGTTAAAACTCTTGTAGACAACTATGACTTAACTAGATCAGATGTAGCTAACCTACTAGAAGATATTAAAAACATAATATATATTCTAAAAGGCTATGGTGGAGAAAATCTCGGGGAATTTATGAAGGATTTAGCATACTATCGAGCAATTAAAATAGAATCAGATGAAGATTCAGGGGTAGACAATATCGAATCTACAATAAATATCGAAGCAGCTAAGACTCACTACGAAGCATTAAAGAAAGATATATTCGACTTCGGTCAAGGAGTAGACAAGAACTCAGATAAATTAGGCAACAGTCCTAGTGGAATAGCTCTAAAGTTTATTTACAGTGGATTGGACCTTAAATGTAATGCCATGGAAGATAGTTTTAAATGGGGATTTGAGGAACTAATTTATTTTGTTAATAAGTATCTTGAAATAACTAAGCAGACTGTATCCGCTAAAGAAATAGAGATTGTATTCAACAGGGATATAGCTATTAACGAATCACAGGCTATCACTGATTGTCAAAACTCTAAAGGGGTTATTTCAGATAAAACTATTATTTCTAATCACCCATGGGTTAATAATGTGGATGATGAACTAAAACAGATAGAAAAAGAAATATCAGCTAATGAAGTTGAAATGTTAGGAGGTGGAATTGATGATTAAAGCAAATTTAAGTATTTTCTGTTTCGCTCTACATGTTAGCTTGTTAATCCTTATCAACTTTCTATGGCAAGGGTTAGAATTTTTATTTTACGGATATGTAACTCCTAACTGGCCGGATACTGTTATCTTTATACTATTTGCCACTTCTCTTCATTACAACATGAAATATATATATCAAAAAGTAGTGAAGATGTATGAGTAACTACTGGCAAAATAGACAAGAAGAAACCTTCTTAGCTGCTGAAAGAATGACTAATACTTACTACAAAAAATTAGAGAAGTCATTTGAACAAGCTAAAAAGGAAATACAGTTAGTAATTAATGAATTCTACATGAAATATGCTAATGAAAACAAAGTTGTTAGATTTTCGGATGCACAATTACTACTTTCTAGAAGTGAAATAGTAGGATTAAAAACTTTTATAGAACGTGTGAATGACACTCTGGGAGAATATGACCTAGAACTTACTAACATGTCAATAAAAGCTAGAATTACCAGGTATCAAGCACTAGAAAAACAAATAGATGCAGTCCTTCAAAGACTATATTCTATTGACTATGAGTTAGAAGGTAAAAAGGCACTAGAGGAAGTATATAAAGATTCTTATTATCGCACATGGTATAACTTTGACACTTACAGTGGTTTTCATGCTGAATTTGCTAATGTAAGTGCTAGAGATATAGACGAATTAATTAAATATCCTTTTAATGGTGCTAATTTTAGTTCTAGACTTTGGAAACAAAAGGAATTCCTAAATCAGAAGTTAATGGAGAATCTTACTACCGTAATGGTACAAGGAGTAAATCCTAAAGTACTAGCTAAAGAGTTTGCTAAAACCTTTGATAGAAGGAAATACGAGGCTTATAGGCTACTTCATACTGAAAGTGCATTTATTTCTGAACAAGCTACATTAAAAGGCTATATGGAAGAAGGAGTGGAGAAGTATCAAATATTAGCAACTCTAGACCATAAGACCTCTGAAATATGCCAAGAACAGGACAATAAAACTTATCTAGTTGAAAAGGCTAGTGTAGGAGTTAATTACCCACCTTTTCATATTTTCTGTAGAACTACTACCGTGCCTTATTACGAGGATAGTGAGGTTACTACAAGAGTGGTCAGAGGTCTAGATGGTAAAAGTTATGAAGTACCTAGCAATATCAGTTATAGAGAGTGGAAAGAAAAATATATGAATGAATAGAGGGCTAATAATGAATATACCGGATAAAGTTAGAATTGGGTCGTGTGATTATGCAGTAGAATTTACAGACCAAACATTAGTAGCTAAGGGACGTGAAAGTTATGCGGTAATAGACTATGATAATCATAAAATTAGAATAAATAAAACCATTGGAGATGCTCAAAATAGAGAATTATCTTTCTTGCATGAGTTGTTCCATGGTATAGCGAAAGAAAGAAATTTGCAATTAGATAATGAGGAATTAGTTGTAGAAGAATTTGCTAGAGGAATGCATCAAGTTATACGAGATAATTTGGATATGTTTCTATTGGAAAAAAATGAAGATATTTCTAAATTAAAAGCCGAAATCTCATTAAATTCAGTTAACATTGAAGAATTTACAAATGAATCTCTAAGGAAAGTATCAGATAAGATTAAAGAAGAAATAGAAAGATCGTGTAAGTCTTATTAGTTAAGACTTTTTTTATTGTCTTTAAAGGCTCGGTAGACATTAAAGAACGATATGCCTCGAAAGACTTCACAAGGATAATGCTGATACTTAAATGGACAGCACCGTATAGGCTCCACGAAGTCTTTTATTATGTTCAAAATCGTCACTTTAGTATTTCTGACGTTAACTGTAAAGACGGTAACGTGGACTGAACCACGAAAAAACAATGTACACGAAAGGAAGGAAATATAGATGAAAAAAGAAGATTTATTAAATGTAGAAGGTTTATCCGAAGCACAAATTAATACAATTGTTGCATTATCAACAGAGGAGCTTAAAGGTTTTATTCCTAAGACGCGTTTTGATGAAGTCAATGACACTAAAAAACAACTAGAAGAAACTATCAAGCAGAGAGATAGTCAGCTAGATGAATTAGGAAAGAAAGCTAAAGGTAATGAAGATTTAGAAAAGCAGATTAAGGATTTACAGGACATTAACAATAACACTAAAGCAGAGTATGAATCTAAGTTAAAGGATATTAATATCAATTCTGCAATTAGAAGTGAGTTAACAGGATTCAAATATCCAGAACTTATCGAAGCTAAAATTGATAAAACAAAATTGACTGTAGGTGATGATGGAAAGGTATTTGGTATAACTGATCAATTAACAGTTATCAAAGAGACATACAAGGATTTAGTTATTCCAATTGTGACCGGTAAGGACCCGAACAACAATACCATTATCCATAGTGGAATGAAGAATCCTTGGAGCAAAGAACATTTCAACCTAACAGAGCAAGGAAAGATTTTTAGAGAGAATCCAGAACTTGCCAAACAATTACAAGCAAGTATTTAATTTAAAAGGAGAGATATATAATGCCAACTAAAATAATAGATGTAATTCAACCAGAAATATTTACACCTTATGTAGTACAAAGAACAATGGAGCTATCGGATTTAATTCAATCAGGAATAGCTGAGCATGACAAGGAATTTGATACTTTAGCAAGTGGCCCAAACACATTAATTCACATGCCGTTTTGGAATGACCTTACTGGTGAAGTGGAAATTATGAATGATACTGGTGATACAGTGCCAGGTAAAATCACAACAGGGCAAGATATAGCAAGGAAATTAGCATTCGTAAAGTCTTTCGGTGCTAATGCTTTAGCAGGACACTTAGCAGGGGATGACCCTATGAAGGTAATAGCAGATAGATTTGCTGCTTACTGGAATAGAGTGTATCAAAGTGTTTTATTATCTACACTAGATGGGGTGTTTTTAGCACCAAGTATGGCAGAAAAGGTGCATGACATAACAGCAGAACTGGGACAGAAGGCAGTTTTAAATTCACACACATTCCTAGATGCACAACAGTTAATGGGAGATGCGAAAGAACTTCTTACTGGTGTTATGATGCACTCGGAGGTAGAAAATCATTTAGTTAAACAGGATGAAATAGAAACTATAAAAGATTCACAAGGCAATGTAATTATGAAAACGTATAAGAATAAAAGAGTTATAGTAGATGATGCTATGGCTTATGACCCTGTAACTAAAGCAGGAGAAATGTATATATTCGGTAAAGGTGCTATTGCATGGGGTAATGGATCAGACCCTAAGATACTTGAAACAGAATTAGTAAGAAAAGGCCTATCACTTGCAGGAGAAGATATATTAGTAAATAGAAGATTACAAATTCTACACCCTAGAGGAATTAAATTTACTGAATCGAGCGTAGCTGGAACATTCCCAACACTTGATGAATTAGAAGCAACTGCAAACTGGAATAGAGTTTATACACCGA